AAGCAGCATTTTGATCTGGTGCCATTTTTGATCTTGTGTCGCAAGCCCTACTACTTTAGCGTTAGAAACATTCCCGAACCCATTGCTGAAGAAATCCGTGACCGTTTGACAGCATACACCGATTACAACTTTGCAGCCATTGTTCGTGCCTTGGCCGAACCAGCAGATCCTGCAATGTGGGAAGAGTTCAAATCCTGGACTCAAATGATTGATCAATATCGTAAGGAAAGGTTTTCCACTACTTTCCCTGAATACAATCAATTGATTAAACGTCATGATGCCACAGCAAATTTATAGGTTGCATTTTGTCAAATAACCTGTTAAAATTAAAACATGAGAATACTAACCCTTGACAACTGTCACTACGATTTAAATACACTACCTGAAGAAGTGGACGAGATGCGTTTTGCTATTTTGGATAATTCAGATCCGCACAATCCAGACTACCATTACATACCTTTAATTTTTCTTGAAAGCTTCAACAGTCCGGCATTGGTATTACAAATAGGCGACTACACAGTCAAGATGCCAATGGATTGGAGAATGCTGATTGGAGAACCGGATTCCGGGGATTTAGAAGTTATACCCTTGACCAGTATCAACGATAGAGGCTTCAAGGCTTTTCAATTTAATCCACTAAGTAGTTTTAGTCCAACTTTTCTTGACATCGAAATAGTGGATGTATATCACGATGTGGCATGGTACAGTCCAAAATTAAAAAATGGACAGATGCTAGCAGTACCGTTAAATGATGATTCAAAGCCAGAATGTGTTTATTTTGTCAAAGACATCAGCCGCAATTGTGAGATAGTTGATTATTCAAAGGCTTGGTAAATGAAACAATACGAAGACAATCCCTCCGCACCCAAAATCGTTGTGAACCAACCGGACAAAAAAGAAAAAGATTTAGAACGGCGTGTTCGAACTTTGTCGGACCAGGTGTCTGCACAACAAAAAATCATTGACAGAATGCACAGAGATATAGTACGCTTACGTACATCCATCAACGAGGTATCAGCAAGGATCAAGTAATGTCGCAGACAAGTGATAAACTAAACATTGCTAACGAGATGAAACAGTTTGATCTCAAGAACCGCGGCTTCTACGACGAGCTAACGCCAGAAGAACGTAAAAAGTTCAGCAACTTTCTCATGATACGCTGGGGCAGTAGTGTACAAGGCTCTCAAGAACTGCAAGAGTACTATGTGCAGAGCTGCAATCACTACTTTAACAAAAACTTCTTTGCTATCAGCAAGCATCCTAAACTACAATGGCTGTGTGCCACAGCAGTTAGTCCCGGTATGGGAGTACATAGACATCAATGGATTAGTCCCAAGAAGAAAGAAGCCGGCGCAGGCACTGTGCGAAAACAGTTGGCTGAATTGTTTCCCAACATGAAGGATGACGAACTTGATCTGCTGGCAAAGATTACAACTAAGAAAGAACTTGACCAATACATCAAAGACCACGGCAACGAAGTTAAAAAATGAAATTTGAATGTCAATACTGTAAGAAATCGTTTGCCAAAGAAACCACACTTGTGGTGCATGTTTGCGAGCAAAAGAAACGATATCAAAGTCAAGGTGAAACCGGTATTCAATTGGCCCTACGTGCTTATCAGAAGTTTTATGAAATGAGCCAAGGTTCCGGCAATCCCAAATCGTTTGATGACTTTGCTCGCAGTCCTTACTATAGAGCGTTTGCCAAGTTCGGTCAATACTGTGTTAGCATACGAGCTGTTAATATTCCTCGCTTTACTGAATGGTTATTGAAAAATAATAAGAAGATTGACTATTGGTGTAGCGATCGAGTATATGGTGAATTCCTGGAACAGTATCTCAGAATAGAAAGTCCCATGGATGCACTACATAGATCAGTTGAACACAGTATTCGATGGGGTCACGAAACAGGCAACCCTGCAAATGATTATTTGCGTTATGGTAATGACAATACAATATGTTATGCTGTCACTACAGGACGAATTAGTACTTGGGTTCTATACAATTCTCAATCGGGACAAGAGTTTTTAGGACGCATTGGATCCGATCAGATTTCTATGATATGGTCTTTTATTGATGCTGATTTCTGGAATCAGAGATTCAAAGATTATCCAGAAGATACTGCTTATGTTAAAGACATTTTAAAACAGGCAGGTTGGTAATGAGTGCAGACATTGATATCGACATGCCAGATCGTGCAGCCCTACTGAAACTCATAAAGCACACAGCCGCTAGACAAACAGTACAAGGTCAAGTGCGTAGCCATAATTCTGGTGTGTATGTAACAGACATACCTGTGGATCCTATCAATAATTGTGCTGCAATTGATTACAAAATAGCCGAGTCTCGTGGATATTTTAAGATCGATCTTTTGAATATGAGTGTTTATCAGCTGATTCAAGATCCTGAACACTACCAGCAAGTGTTAGCACAAGAACCTGCATGGTCGCGTTTATGGACCGATTCTGCCTGGGCCAGCCAGCTAGTTCACGTGGGCAACTATACTGAATTGCTAAAAACCATGCAGCCCGATAACATACAAAGGATGGCTGCATTTATATCGATTATCCGCCCAGGCAAGGCACACCTGCAGAACAAACCCTGGGCAGAAGTGTTTAAAACTGTTTGGGATGGTGACGATTCAAAGGGATTTATTTTTAAGCACAGCCATGCAATTTCTTATAGTGTTTTGGTTGCACTACATATGAATCTACTCAACCCGCCGCACTAGAGTAATACTTTTACGTTTGCTTTTTCTACGAGTTAGATCATTCAAGCTGCAAACAGGACCGCATAAAACATCCAGGTCTTTATTGACAAATGTTCTGCGATATATTCTAAACGGCTCCCATTCTGCTTTGAGGAAAATGTTGATAGGCACAGATCTATTGCTCTCCCACCACCAGACACTGGCCAATTCTAAAAATAGATGCTTGAGATCAGTATCTTGAATATGACCAAAGTCGTAAATAGTGGTAATATTTTCGTCGCGATTTTGTATGATGCCCACGTATTCCACACCGGCATAAACGCATAGTGACATGAAAGGGTACTTCTCAGTTAGTTGTTGTATTATGTTTAAGCCCATAAATATTAAAGGAGATTTCTAAATGTATATAACCACTGCTTACTTATACCAACAAATTCAACCGGTATTATTGATAGACATCAGTGGTGCATTTTTTGACGCAAGGTGGGATCCAGTGTACGCAAAAAACTTAACTTTAAACCTAGGGGTCGATAATGTGATCCTGTTTCAATTCCAGAATCAAGATCAGAAACCAACTAGCATAGTGGGTGCTACATTTACCTTTCGCATCATCAGCCAAAACGGCGAAGATTTGTTGTTTGCCAAGGAAATGGTTCCACTGAACGCTGCTACAGGTCGCGCCAAAGTCACTATTACTGCTGAAGAAACTCAGCATTTCCAAGAACAACCGGCCAGCTACAGCATTGAAATATCATCTGGCGTATTAGATCAAGCTGTGTTCACAGATGATCAAGCAGGCGCACGTGGCACAATCAATATTGTAAATTCGGTATTCCCAGCATTTAATGCCAGTCAAATTCTAACTGTACCTAGTCAAGCCCCTGTGGGTAATGTGTACTACACAAGTACTGTGACCACAGATGGTGCGCCACTAACTACTTTTCAGTTAGATACTGCTGACATTACTGGTAACATTGCAGTGCAAGGCGCAACTGCTGCCACTGCAAATACAGTAGAATGGTACAATGTACCATTTGAAGACTTAAAAACTGGTAACGTAATCAATCAACTTGATCTAACCAACAGCACAGAAAGATTGGGCATCAACGTGGCCGGCTATCATCCTTATATCCGTCTCGAACTAAACTTCAGTAACGGCGAACTAGCAGAAATACTTTATAGATGAAATTCAAAAAGATAGTGGGATTTGGAGACTCATGGATTTGGGGCGATGAGCTGCTGGATCCTGCTTTGATCAATCATCCTCAAGCACATCCTGTGATACAGGAAAATACAGACTACAGAGAAAGTCATTGCTTTCTGGGACAGTTGGGCAAACACTATGGCGTTCCAGTAGAAAACTTTGGGATCAACGGCGGCAGCCTACAAAGTGCTATATGGACTTACCTGTGGTGGCTAGATCACGAACAACTGGATCCCAACGATTGTCTTATCCTAGTAGGTCATACTGATGCCAATCGTACAAGTTTTTACAATCCACGTCATGTAAGTTACAGCAATGATCCGCCGTGGAATAGATACGTTCACAGTCAATGGATTCACAGTGGATTTGAGGAAGAAGATCGCACTTGGACTCAAATGGTAAAGGCGCATACAGTATTGACTGACTGTGACCAAATACATCAACTCAATTATAGACAAAGTTTAGCATTCTTTGAAGGGCAATATCATACCTTGAGTCGTAATGTGGTACAGTTCTGTACTATACATCCACCTATGGTTGCTCAAACTTGTAATCTGATCTGGCCAGACCGCAGCTTAAATGCATATATCTATCCCAATCAACATTTAATGGCACCCAACGGTCACCCAAACGAAGCTGGACATCGACTTCTCCGCGACCGCTTGATTCCCGAGATAGAACGTGTTATACTAGCTTGATGCTAGATATTGTCCAATACCTCCCAGGAAAACGTAAACAAGCAAGTTCAGGCTGGATCAGCTTTAGCGGACCATGTTGCGTTCACAACGGCGAAAGCACGGATAAGCGACAGCGTGGCGGTCTGTTAAGTAGCCCTGACGGCTGGAGTTATCATTGTTTCAATTGCAATTTTACAGCCAGCTTTATTTTGGGACGCAATCTCAGTGTCAAAGCTCGTAAATTGCTGGGATGGTTAAACGTACCGCAGGAAGAAATAGAACGTGTTAATCTAGAAAGCCTGAAGCACCGCAGCATTACAGGTTTAATAGATGATAGACAACGAACTGCTGCTGCTATACAAGGCATACGTTTTGAAGAATGCGACATAGGTGGTGCTGAGTTTGTAACACCACATCATACAGAAATTTGGAAATACCTGCGTCGTAGATGTGCGCCTTTAGATTATCCTTTTATGGTTAGCGCCACTACGTTTGCTAGAGCTGGTGTAATTATACCATTTACATACGACAATACAGTAGTAGGCTGCACAACTAGATTTTTAGATGACCGTAATCCTCGTTGGGTAAACGACTTCCAACCGGGATATGTATTTGGAACAGACCTACAACATGCTGACTGGCAGCATGTAATTGTAACTGAAGGTATATTCGACGCATTATGTATCAGCGGGCTGGCACTTATGCACAATACTGTAAGTGATGCACAAGCCAGACTGATACGTAACTTAGGTAAAGAAATAACTGTAGTGCCGGATCAGGACAAGCCGGGTATGGAACTAGTGGATCGCGCTATAGAATTAGGCTGGGCTGTTAGCATGCCAGCTTGGTCGGATTGCAAAGATGTAAACGATGCTGTAATCAAATATGGGCGGTTGGCAACTCTGCTAACTATAATGCAATCAAGAGAAACAAGTCGAATTAAAATTGAATTAAGGAAAAGACAAATTGTTAAACAATTACGGAGTTGATGTACAAAAGCTTTTCTTGGAAATGATGATGCAAGACGCATCCAGCTATGTTCGTGTACAGAACATTTACAATCCAGAAAACTTTGATCGCACATTAAGACCGGCTGCTGAGTTCATTATGACACATTGCAATGACCATAAGACCATGCCGGATCGCACACAAATTAAAGCAACAACAGGAATAGCCTTACAGGAAATACCAGACTTAAATGAAGGACACTTTGATTGGTTCCTAGAAGAGTTTGAAGGATTTACCCGCAGACAAGAATTAGAACGAGCAATTTTAAAGTCAGCAGACTTGCTGGAAAAAGGCGAGTATGAGCCAGTTGAAAAGCTAATCAAAGATGCTGTGCAAATCAGTCTGACCAAAGACTTGGGCACAGACTTTTGGGCAACGCCAAAAGAAACACTCAACAAGTATTTCAACAAAGGTGGGCAAGTATCAACCGGATGGCCACAGATGGATCATATCTTGTATGGTGGATTTAGTCGCGGTGAACTGAACATTTTTGCCGGAGGATCTGGGTCAGGTAAGAGTTTGGTTATGATGAACTTGGCATTGAATTGGCTACAGCAAGGATTGTCTGGAGTATACATTACACTAGAACTGTCAGAAGAACTGTGTACCCTGCGTACAGCAGCCATGCTAACTGACATGAGTACCAAAGACATTCGACGTGATTTAGATTCTACTGAGCTTAAAGTTAAAATGGCAGGTAAGAAGTCGGGGTCATATCGTATTAAAAGTTTACCGGCACAAAGCAATGTAAATGATATCCGTAGCTTTATCAAAGAGTACGAGATTCAAACAGAAACAAAGATTGACTTTGTGATGATTGATTACTTAGATTTGATTATGCCAGTATCTGTTAAAGTTAATCCAAACGATCAGTTTATCAAAGACAAATACTCAGCAGAAGAATTGCGTAACTTGGCAATTGAACTCAACGTGCTAATGGTAACAGCTTCGCAGCTTAACCGTAGTGCAGTAGAAGAAATTGAGTTTGACCATAGTCATATTGCTGGTGGTATCAGTAAGATCAACACAGCTGACTTTGTGTTTGGTATCTTTACAAGCCGTGCCATGAAAGAGCG